GGTATAGAGATATCATATTTGATACTCCTCCGGCCATAGACCCCAGTGCCCAGGTTGCCGGCCCGACAGCTGCTGCAAAGAGACCAACAGTGACAATAGTCTGCTGAGTCCCTTCATCGAGACTGGACAGCCAGTTTGCAAACTCAGTTGCAGTTTCAATTGCCGGCAAAAGACCTTCAGCAATTAGATCTCCAAAGGTGATGGAAAGGGTTTCAACTGCGCCTTCCAGCTCACGGAGATTGCCGCCGGCACCACCCTCCATTGTCTCGGCCATCTGTTGCGCTGCGCCGTCACAGCCTTCAAGTGCTGCTGTGTAATCTTCCAGTTCATCGGCACCAGCTGTCAACAGTGCAATCATACCAGGTCCGGCACGATCACCAAAGATTGTCATTGCATCGGCAGTGTCCAGGCCGGCATCACCAAGTGTCTGAACAATCTCCGAGAGAGAATGCACCTGAGGATCGACACTGGCCACAGTCAGACCATATGATTCCAGTATTGTCTGTGCCTCTGTTGTGGGGGACAGAAGAGATGAGATAGCACCCCTTAGGGATGTGCCGGCCATTGAACCTTGGATACCGGCATTCGACATTACCTGAATAGCGGCGGTGGTCTGCTCGATACTCTGGTTTGCTGCGGATGCTACAGGGCCGACATAGGCCATCGCGTATCCCAGCTGCTGCACGTCAGTGTTTGCTGTGGATGAAGCCTCTGCCAGCATATCCGAGACATGAGCCAGTTGTGAGATCTCAAGGTTGAATCCGGACAGGATATTCGTAGAGATATCAGCTGCAGAGCCCAGGTCAAGAGCCCCGGCTGATGCCAGTGATAGCATCTGAGGGGTGGTTGCCAGGACCTGATTGACATCAAGCCCGGCTTTTGCCAGATACTTTTGAGCATCAGCTACCTGTGATGCAGACCATGCCGTTGAGGCTCCCAGATCAATAGCCTGTTGCTTGAGTTCCTCAAACTCATCTGCTGTTGCTCTGGTTACTGCCCGCACTTGTCGCATTGAGTCATCGAATGTTGCAGCAGTATGAACAGCCAGACCCCCCATCAGGACCAGAGGGGTTGTTACTCCCAGAGTCAGTTTCTGACCAGTCTGAGTCAGAGAGTCTCCAATAGTCTTTAGCTGCCCCTCAAAGGTCTCGGTCTGGGCCTGTGCTTCTTTATAGGCATTGATAAGTCCGGATACGTCTCCGACGACTTCGACGACCAGTTTGCCTGCCTTTGTTGTTGTCATCTTATCTCCTGATCAGAAATCCTAGTTCATTCTCGATCCTAGCGACATCCGGGACATCACTGACTTCCTGAGTATTTTTCAGGTGAATACCGCGACGGGCAAAATCATATTCAATACCTCTGTCATGCATGAGGATTACCTGAGGCCAGGATAGATACCTAAGGACATATTCTGGTGTATATCCATAGATGACGCATATTTCTGAGACTATCCTGCCCACATCCAATGGGCCTACTGGTTTTTTGGATTCTTCTTTTTCGGTAGAGTTGATCTTTCTTCCAGGTGACGCTGGAGAAGATACATGAATGCTCCCGCCACCTGCTGCTCGGAACATTTCTCGCGGAGGAACTCTTCTGAAATCCGTGGGTTGATCTTGCCCAGGTTACTGGCCATGAACTGGATTGCATCGTCCATCGAGATCTTTTTTAGATCCAGGTCATGATTGTCAAGAATCTCGCCAATTTTTAGAGACAGAAAAGCAGGGAAGACGGAGAGATCAATCTCCAGAATGTCTTCTCTGTTTCCAATTTTCAGCACCACCGACTCCGGCTCAAGCACGGAGAAATCTTTTAGCACTACCAATTTCACACCGCCTGCTGATCTCCTATCGCCATCACTTCGTCGCCTGTATCACGGGTGACATCCCAGTATGCCTGGATTGTGATCGGCACTCCGGCGGCTTCCCCATCTGAGTCTTTTGTAGTCGCATGTTTGAAGTCCCCAGTCAGTACAGCCTTGTAGAACTTGTAGTAATACTGCTTGCCAGAGGGGTTGGTATTCGTGAATTTCACCGAGATGTATGTTGGGGCTGTGCCTCCTCCGAATTTCATCTCCTTTGCAGCTACCGGGGTGTATCCGTATGTCACTGTCAGATTCTGAGACTCGGTTGTGACAGTGGTAGAATCAAGGACAATTATGCCTGTGACTCCTGCGTCGGTAGTAACGACAATATAGTCCGTGTCCTCCACCAGTGGACCATTTGTTGCAGCCGATACACCTGTGATTGATGCGGAGTTTTCAGAGGTCACCGGGATGAATTGCTGATATGACCAGTTCCCGGAAAGGATCGTGGTTGTTGCTCCGGAAACAGGTGTATCGGCAGTCTCAGTAACAGTGCCAAGTCCCAGGAGTTCCAGGATGTCAAGCGTCCACTCTTTGAGCGTTGCTTCGATTGTTGCTCCTGTGACTGTCACTCTTACTGGGATCTCAGGTGAGTTGTCTGGTGTGATTGTGGCGACTGTCCGCTTTAGGGTCATTGTCGCTCCTTCAAGTACCCCGATATTTGTCATATCTACAAATGATCCGGGCCATGCCTGTGCTTCCAGTTTTCCGCTACCTATGCGGACTCCGTTTAGATTTTGAACATTAGTTTGGAACATATTAGGCCTCCGTGTAAGTTACGATGAAATCGACAAGGTAGGTCTCAAGACCAGTATCAGTGTCTGATTCACCGGGGTGCATGTCTTGATACTCAACGAATGAGATCCGGACAGAGTCATAGACGCCCTTGTGCTGATCGCCGTGAAGGGCATCTCTCACTTTTGTTGCAAGCTCTTTTGCACCGGCAAGAGTTTCACCAATACAATCATACTGGACTCTCTGCCGGCCGATGCCTGTCGCGCTGTCGTGTGGGTCACTGATATGATGGTACACAATTGCCGGGAATGTTGGATCCCTGGGCAGGTGCCGATAGAATATTCGGTCATCTATGACAGCTGTCACTGATGTGTCATCCAAGAGAAGATTTGCAAGAATAGTTTCAACCAGCATCAGATGTGCCTCCCGATGAGATACTCCATTACGGCCAGGAATTCACGCTGAGCAGTTCCCTGATTTTCGTCAAAGGCCGGACGAATGTGAGGTCTTGGCTCCTGGTTATAAAATCTGCCCAGAGTATCCCGGCCGACAAACCCATATTCCAGGCGTCTGGACTGAGGCCTGTCAGATCCTATCTGGACCACACATTTTGTAGGAGTTTTTGTGACTGTATCCATCCGGAAAGATCTGATGTAATCTCCGGTTTTGTACGGGGTGTTGCCTCCATTGTTCTTTGTGAGCTTGAGCTGGTTGAGTATCGGTCTTGCAGCTGACCGGGTGGCAACTTCAAGATTATCGCCTTTGACTTCATCAGCAAGCGATTCAAATGCCTTCCTAAGCTCATCGCCACCACGGACATTTGCTCCGGAAATCATCCAACCTTACCCCCACTGCAAAAGAAAGAAATCAAAGATACAATCACCGACACTCCTAAGGCCACCACAGCGGCAAGGGCTCCGTTACGGCCCTTTGCATTGGCATCTGCATTTTCTAATTTTCTGATCCTCTTCTCGTGGTCCTCATCACACCTTTGCTGCTGTTTGAGGGTATCACAGATCCACTTCGTCCGTTCGTCGATACGGGCCAGAGTTCCCTCTATATCCCCTGTCATAATGTCACCACCCTACACTTCAGGCGAGTGTTCACCCCAAAACCGGAGTGCATAGGGAGAAGGATATCATATTCCTGTCCATCGACCACGGCCCGCATCTTTTCAGTTATTGCAGGGTAATAACCCTGTAGGGCAATTGTGTGGGTTGCAATAGCGTAGGTCTGCACGTCGGTTCTGACTTCATCCCCACTCTCGACTTTGACCGAGCACGGGATTGACACATGGCCGGCAATGTCCGCCCAGGCCTCGACTACCTGGTGGTTGTCATCGACAGTCTCGGTGAGGGACTGTATGGTGCAGCTCTGTGGAAAGAAATCACCAAGATGTTCCATAAGACGGGTGGAGAAAAGATCAGCCATTACGAATGGCCTCCTTTGTCAGGAACTCCATTGCCTGAGATGGAGTATCTGAATATTCTGCAATGTCAAAACCACAGAAGTCATCGTCCATTATGGATTCTCCTTTCTCTCTCATCCGGGCAGATCTCTGCATGAGTGAGTTTGCAAGGCTGGCGCCATTTGTAGACAACCCATTGTTACTGATTACCTTAAGGACCAGAGCTTCATCTGTGGCAATTACTTCAAGGGCATCAGCAGCAGCCAGGAATATTTTCCCAGGATCTTCAGAGTAGAGACTCAGGAATGCATCGATCTCACCATCAGAGAATACGGCTGAGTCCACCAGCCTGTCGGGGATATACATCCTGACTTTGCCACGAGTTGTTGAGGGGTCGTATGTGAATGCCATCATCCCTCCTTCAGAAGCACCTGTTCGTCTGGTTTCTTTATAGATTTTGCAGGTTTCATCAGCCGAATAATCTCATCATTCTGCTGAACAATACGGGCAAGATACTGGTCAGTCGGCGTGATTGGGTCAGTCGGGATCTGAACTTTTTTCATATCATCTCACCTCCTGAAAAAAAGAGAGGATTATGCTGTCCCGCTCGATCCGACAGCAGCACGGTAGTCCATACGGGCACCCCCGAAGACATACCTGACCTTATACTCTACTGAGTCTGTGTCAAAGTCTCCGTCCATTGCCCCGACACTGGAACCCCCGACCCTGACAGCATTTGGTGCCTTCATAAAGATCTCCGGCTCCTTGTGACCACGAAGGAATCCAATCTCTACTGCCGGCCTTTCAGTCTGCTGAGGGGATGCGAACAGGAACCATGACGTCCGGGCATTTGCCGGGGTATCAGTGATAATCCTGGACATATATGGCAGCACTGCAATCTGTAAGTCCTGGAAGAGATTCTTGGTGTAAATCTCCTGAGCAGATGTGCCCCCGCCTGAGGTTTTGGCCTGCACCTGCAAAGTGTTGACAAGTGCCTGAGCTGTGAGCTTGAGTGCCGGGGGAACTGCCAGGACAGCAGGATCGTTCATGATAGGCTCATCTGTGTCTCCTGAGTCATCGACAAGTTCATACATTTCTGTAGCTGCGGCATGAAGGCCTGCCATGTTGAGCGTATTTGTTACGAGATTGCCATTACCTGATGAGAAGAAACTTGCGTGAGGGCCGTCTCCATCACATATGAGTGATGTAGCGAACTTCTCGACAGTCCTCTTTGCTGCACGGCCAAGGGCTGCTGGGTTGTCTGCGAAGGCACCAAGGTCATCGTTGATCATATCTTCCCATGTAAACGGCAGTTTACGACCATACTTCTTCACAGCATATGAATACTCTCCATCTGTACGTTTGCCCCGATTGTATTCGTCTCCGGATTCAACTTCCTCCAGAGTTCCGTCTCCGCCGTTAAGATATTTCCTCTTGACGGTGCGGAAGTCTCTGACCTCTCCAATCTTGCACCAGGACTGATAAGATGACGGATACATCTGATATGCACCGAGCAGTGTTCTGTCAATCACATCCCCAAAGAGATATGGGAAATCACTGGTTGTCATCGCCTCCCTGAATCTTACTGGGGCTATCCTGCCCTCCCGGAAGGCCCTGACAAACCTCATTGCTTCAGAGAGTTTCCTGTTATGCTCAACTTTCTGAGCCTCTGACATTGTGTCATAGAGGCTCCTGACGCTTACGCCATCCTGCCTGAATATATTCTGGACATTGGTATCCTCCATCTTAATGGACTCTACCATGTCAAGGAACTGTGTTTCTGCCATTTTATGCCTCCGCTGGGACCCATACCAGAGCAAGCGCTGCTTCTGCGAGAGCCATTGCACTGCCGGCCTTCGTGATTGTAAGTGTAACTACGTCCCCCGCTGCGAGCACTTTGTTGTCTACATCCAGAGTGCCAAGAGAGAGAGCAACATAGGCCTCCAGAGCAGACCCGCCGGTTTCTTTTGTGGTCTTTTCCACGACCTGGTCTGTGCCGTCTCCAGTGCTGCCTGTGTTTATCAGAGTGAAGGTCCAATAGTCTGTATCGCTTACAGAGATTGCAGTCTTGTTGACCATCTTTGCTGATTTCAGTGAACCGGCGGTTGGAGCCACAAATGCAACCACTGTTGCTGTGGCTGAAACTGCTCCGATAGGGATGAGGATGGGTCTGTCATTTGCAACTGTGCTGAGTTTTCCGGTTGTGACCCCTGTGTCGGCCAGCTGGGATGTGCCAACCGTTCCGGCTCCTATTGTGCCGGCTCCACCTGGTGCCGGGTCGTGGAACACATTGATTGTCGAGGTCTCTCCTGCTGTTACGGCAGCCATTGCAATTCCGAAATAGTACCCTCCGGTGGGGGTGTTGTTCAGCTTCTGGGTGGCATCGTGGAACCAGATCACATCCCCGGCAGATATGCCTGCACCTTCACTGTCTGCAACACTGACCTTCGCTTTACCCGGGCCGAAATCCACGACTGTTTTACCGTCTGCATCTTCGTCTTTCAGGGCAATGCCTGTCCTGTATCCATATCTGATAGGGTCATTACTGGATGGGACTGCTGGATATGAACAGGCGACTGACTCTTTCCATCCAGGGATTTTGGTATAATTTGTTGCCATTTCAATTACCTTCCTTTTGCTGCAATCTTTGCAGAGTCTTTGTCAAGACCGAATGCTGCAAATTCGCTTTCAAGAGCCTTCTCAGATTCTTCAAGCGATACCGTTGAAGGCGTTCCGCCTTTACCTCCTCCGAGGCCTTTGATCTGTCCAGACTCTGTGATCTTTGCAAGATACTCTGATTCTGTCTTGACAGTTTCAGCGATCTTCGCCGTAAATCCGGCCTCATCGAGTTTGCCATCTTTGATGACCGGGTCAGCTGCCAGAGTCTCTACAATCCTGGACTTTGTGATAGTCGGAAGATTGACCTTCTCCAGGGCTTTCTCTGTGAAGGATCTGGCCTGTCTGAGCACGTCAGCCTCGTTTACACGAGCCAGATCCTCTTTTAGTTTCTTGATCTCCTGCTGAGCTTCAGATAGTTTGTTCTCGTGCTGTGCCTCATCAAGGGCCTCTTTCTGAAGTGCCTTGATAATTTCAGGATGCTTACGCACCTCTTCGAGTGTGAGTTTGTCTGTCATACTCTTCTCCTGTAATTTTGACTGCTGTCCATCTGCCGGAAGGCGGGCCTCACGGAATGCTTCAATGATTGCTCCTCCGGCACCGGGTCTGGTAACATAGTCTACCGACCTGACCTGAGAGATCGATTCTATGATCGGTCCCTTCCGGCCGTCAGCCTCTCCCTCTTTCGCTTTACCTAAGGCAACATGAGACATGCCGATATATGGTGCCATCTCTGTGATTGCCTCTGTATACTGCGAGAAAGGTTTGACTCTGCTATACAGTCCCGGACCCTGAGGGCCGTTTGGATCATACCATGCGTCCTCCACCTGCACTGAGGCAAGGTCCCGAAGGTCCCGCTCAGGCCTCTCCTGCATCTCTGCTTCGGTCTGGTGATTCCAGAAGTTGTGCAGTCCACTGTGATACTGCTGCACCGAATTCTGAAGAAGGGCTTCGGAATAATACCCACTGGAACCCCATCCCGGCTGAATAATTTTAATGAGGAGTGTGCCGTCCGCTCTCGGCATTGCTTCATTGAGCGGGACGAATTCCTCTCTGATTTGAATGTCATTCATGTCGGAACTTTCCTCCTGTATAGAATAGTGCATCGACACCCCGGAAACCGGGGCGAATGCTTATGTCCAGATGGAAACGTAGATGTGACGGGGATCCAGCCGGCAGCAGAATTCTCCAGACATCCATCTGAGACTCTGAGATCCCCTACATTGCTCCACCTCATCTCCATCTCAATGCCGGCCGCTGTGATCTCATCTACTACCAGCCTGCTGCCATCCTCATATGCCTCAGCTGCTTCCGTCACTGCCACCAGATGTGCACGACTGTCGATGTGTGCCTGGGGCCGGCCAATGGCAAAGTCTGAAAACTTCTTTGAGATTGCTCTGGCGGTCTTGTCGTAGCTCCAGCCCGCCTCCTGCCCTTTGACAATAATACGGGAGATTTCATCTCTGGTGGTCTCGTTGATCTGTGAGACACTTTCGGCAGCATGGCGTTTTAGGTAAGCAATGGCTTTCCGGTTCTGCTTGTTGAATGCATAAGAGATTCCTGCCTCTACTGACCGGTGTTTGTATGCGGCAGTGATTGCGGCCTCAGCTGCTTCCTCAATTGATCCCGTCATCAGAGATTCAGTCTCATCGAAGGCTGGGCCAAAGACAGAATCCAGAGTTGTCTGGATGTCTGCTTCCTGGAACTCAGACCTTAGGGTCTCGAACCTGGAGAGAAAAATGGACTTCTGCTTCTGAAAGGCCTGCCTGAAATCTTTATCGAGCTTCTTCTCCAGAGGAGCAATCACTCTGCGTTTCCGAAGATATTTGATATGGGCCAGACCTTTCTCGACAAGATCAATCATGCAATCCCTCCCATTCTCCGGAGGCCTTCAGACAGGTCAGATACTGCCTTTACCATCATATCCTCAACTGCGCTTGCCTCTGTGTCAGGGCCGGAAAGATCCTCTCCTTCTCCGTCCGGGAAGAGCCTGTCAAGTATTTCATCGATGTTCTCTTCCTCAAATGCCTGAAGGATCCACTTGGTGATTGTCTTCAGAGGGACTGCCTGGGTGGTTGAAGCCTGGACAATTGCATTCACAAGAGTGTCGATATCATGCTCCAGGAGCGACGGGAATTTCACTGATATGCGGCGGTTGATTGGCTTCTCCTGCAGATCAGGATTGTCGTTCTCCACATCGTTCTTCATGACCACGACTTGCTCTTCGTATTCGTTCTGCTCAACCGTCCCAAGTTTGTGGAGTTTGCCGCTAGGGGCCTTCACTGAACTGTCGACGACATACTGGAGGATTTCATGTATGGCCGAACTCCAGAGGGCCTGACGGTCACGGAACATCAGCTCCATTGGCCTTTCCATCGCCTTGGCCGTTGCCAGATTTCCGGTAGAAGGGTCTCCAAAATAATGCTCAAAAATACCCATGCCTGCACTAACCATCAGCAGGAGGCGCCTGGCATCATCCATGCTGGTTGTAGCCCCGGCTGTTTTGATTGGTTCAAGTTTGACTCCTTCCTGGGCAATGAAAGTTGAGCCTGTAGTTGAGGCCGGATTGTTTTCCTGGCCAGCTGAAAAGAGAGTGCTTCGAAGTTTGTCTCTTGCTGCGGTGACTGCTTTCTTCGTTTTGCTCTGAGTTGTCAGCTTCATTGCAAACCGGGAATAGGCATGGACGATTGTTGTCCAGTCCTCCAGGAATTTTGTATATGCCTTTGCCCAATCTGTTGCTGCATAGACTTCAGACACTCCGAACTTCATATCCGAGAGGCAGTTGACAGCGACATGGTAGATCGGAGTCTGATCCATGACAGCAACGCCCCCGATATATGGGGGATGGCCCCCGAATGGTTTATACCTCCAGTCAGGATAGTATGCCTTTTTTTGTTCTATCCTACGCTCCCCAGTCCATATATCGGTTCGGATCTCGGTCCACACCCGGAAATAATACCATGGGTCCTTTGAGTTTTCCGGGTTGTAGATGATATCCTCGATTTCATCCGGAGAAATGGTGCCAAGTCTTACACGGCCGGTGGAGATATTTCGGAAGAACACGAAGAATAGATTGGCGAATAACTGAAGTTCGGTCTCCTTTAGCATCAGGCTCTGGTGCTCAAATAACTCGGCCCTGTTCTTGCGGTCGTCAATGAACTCCTGCACTACTTCATTGATATCCGGATGTTCTGCCTGAATGGAAACTCCCTGCGCAAATACATAGGATGTTTGGGTATATACGGCCCTTTTGATCAGCGGGTTCTTGAGCCAGAAGGTCCGGGCCAGCTGATTGATTTTCCGGAGGGCCGAACGAGAGAATTCCTTATTTGAAGTTCCTGAGATCCTCTCCCAACCAGTTTCATCAAGGGCCAACTCCAGCTCAGCAAGACGCTCCTGGAGTAGTCCCAGGTTGTTGTCTTGCTGCTCATAGAATGTAAGGACCTCTTTCAGCTCAGGTTCGAGCGCCTTTGCAGCCAGTTCTTTGAAAGGGTTCTTCATGCTGAGATGACGTTGATTGTGTATCTGGCTGTGAGTGCTTCGTTCCAGGACACCTGATCACCACTACTGTATCCGGAGACGTAACCCTGTTTGATCTCCAGAGCATGTGCTCCAGGGAGATAATCTGAGTTGTGGTCAGGCATGTTTGCCGATACTATCTCTATAGCTTCAGGGGTTGTTGTGCAGGTATTCTCTGCAAACTGTCTGCCATCCAGGAAGAACCCCACTACAACGGTGCCGAATTCCTTTCCGGTAAAGGTTGCTGTGCAGGTCTTGTCTATGAGGTTTTTAAGAGAAGTTGTGAAGTTGTTGACTATGTGGGTGTTGTTGATGGTGAGGGTCCGCACACTGAGTATGCCGATCTGATTGCCGTCACGGTTGTGGGTTGTCAGGATTGCAGGGTTGGTAACCTCCCCATAAGCGATGTCGATAGTGCCAACTGAGGTTTCGATATTGTAAGTTGCCTTGCGGGCCTCCTGTGCTAATGCTATCGAGTTCACAACTGCTGCAACTTCGGTGGATGATACAGCAGCTTTGATCTGTGCAAGGGTTTCAGGACTCATTGTCCAGGTGCGGACATTCTGGAAGAGTTTCAGGATTGACGGGGCCGTGTTTACAGCTTTGTTATTGCTGTCAAAAAAGCTTACAACACTCATAATCTGCGTTGATAGGCCCCCTATGCCGAGTAGTCCCAGTATGCCTTCGAGATTCTGGAGCACAAAATTGAGGATTATATTGAGAAAATCAGTTGCCATGGTCTGCCCTCTATTGCTGAAATAGAGGCGAGCACCAGATATATATCCCAAAGAAAATTAAAATTTTAAAAAAAGTAGGGTTTTAAATATGATAGTTCAGATTGGACTGATATTGACACGTTCGATATCAGGATCATAATACTCATCTTCACTTTCTGATAACTGCTTCAGGAGATCCACTATGGCCGTATGTGCTCCGGAAAAACCATCTACCTGATCATCGTGGGCACCATCAGGGAAGAGTTCCGCTTCAGTTACAAAGGCCTTGTTCCATGCAGCTCTGACCATGTCTACCCGGCCATGCTCAACAGCAGATGATACTGGCCCGGCTCGAACTATTTTACTGCCTGTTGATGGGACACCTTCCAAAATATACCCTGGTAGTTCATCACGATAATCTTCAATCATGTGCAGTGATGCCGACCCCGGCTCCTGCTCTATGAAGATTGGAACATACCGGCCGTCAAGCCCGGCAGTGGCTTTGACAGCAGCCTTTATCGTCCCTGGACTTTCCTGCATCCGGACAATGTCTAAGATTATAAACCGGTTTTGTGCGAAACCCAACAGGAACCCTACGGTCCAGTCTGGATCTTTACCGGGTCTCTTCTTAGAGCCGGCAAAGTCCCAATATCTAACTATCAGTTCACATTCCGGAGCAACATCAATGATATTGAACCATTCCCTCCGGAAGTAGTTTCCAGGTTCTGGTCTTATCTTCCAGTTACCTTTGAGCAGCCTTTCACGTTCAACTCTATCCAGAGCCATCAACCTGCCACGATACCCCGGATCCTTTGTGACTAGTGCCGGATTGTCTTCCAAATATGCTGGGATGAATGTCACAGATTTAGGCATCAGTTCAGGATACAGATCATTTAACTCTTCTGCCGAAGCTCCCCATATGAGATCGTCCCCCTGCTGCACGAAGTACCTCTTTTTGCCGGCCCGTTCTGGGATGGCAAAACCGGTGTCCTGGTCAATCCACCATCCTATGAACTCAGCTACCCAGGACTCAGCATCCGGATTACATGTTGCCCTTATGCGGGGTTTGACCCCACAGGTTGATCGGTTTCTGGACAGCATATAGAAGAATTGTCTCTTCGTAAAGTGAGTCAGCTCATCGAATGAGATGAGGCATATCTGAGACCCCTGCCAGTCGAGGCGGTTTTTCTCATATTCCATATGTGCAAATGAAATCTTTGCACCGGATGGAAACTTCCAGTCCAGCCTCTGCTCTCTCCGAACGGCTCCCAGTTTAGGATAGATATTTTCACTCTCATCCCACAGGCCACCCTCAGCTCGGATCATTGTGGTAGTGCGTCTGAATATGACTGCACCAAAATCAGGGACGTGAACCCATTGCAGAGGATCGAGGAGTTCCCCGAAGGTTTTCCCCCCTCCTGCTGCCCCACCATAGATGGTGATGTCAGCTTCAGAATTTAAGAAAGATGCCTGAGGTCCCGGCTGAGGTTCCATATCCAGCTCATTCCATAGGATTATTTTTGCATAATCCGGGTCGATATCACTTAGCAGGCTACTCGCCATTGATTTGAGTGAGTTTATCTCTGAGCTGCTCTCTGCATTCAGGACACATCACCTCCAGGACAATCTGTTTGAACTCAATAAACTGAGGGTTCTCAATGATATTTACGGTGATATTATCCCTTCCTTGCAGCTCCCCTGTGACCTTTGCCATGAGTTCCAATATTGATCTAATCTCCCTGATTGCAGCACAGGCACCTCTGAGATCCCCCCCGGCTTCGGCCTGACTGAGGACGTCATTTGCTCTCCCTTGAAGGTTCCTAATCTGATCTATCAGAGTATCTGCATCTGCGATCTCCTTTGCTTTCTGGGCCTTGCTCACCTGCTCAATAACATGGCCTGCTTTCTGATGACGAGATAGTGACGACCGGGACACTCCATATTGCTCTGCAATTAATCTTAGGGGTCGACCTGAGACCAGTGCTTTATCTATATCAACCCTGTCAGGATGATTGCAGACTTTACACTTTGTCATCTATCTTCTCCTGAAGATCATCCCAGCCCTCTTCTTTTGCCAAGGCATTCAGAGCCTTATCTATAACTTCGTCCATGTTGTGGGCCTTCATCCGGAATTTTACTATCCATGCCCGTGTATGCTGCTTCCGTGATACTGAGAGTGCTGCTTTTGTCATGTTTTCTGATGATTGTTGGTTGTGTTTCCATTCCGGTTTGAAAAATAGGGAGTTATTCTGAGGGTGCCCCCTGCCGAGTTTGAATTGCTGCAATTTCCTGCAGAGTATTGAACATCATGCTATACGCCGTCTCCGGAACATCTACCACAAGTTCGGGGTAGGGACCGCCTATAAGGTGCTGCTCTTTGAATTCTTCCAGGGTGCCTCGGAGAAAAATGAGTTTGAATTCCTGAGTCATTGCTCAAACTCCTTTGGATCGAATCCATCGACATAAACAGAATCCGCTCCGTATATATCTCCATCTGAAAATATCAGAGAAAAGCCAACACATTTCGTCTTAGCTGGATCACATCCGAACAATTCTTTCATCATAGCTTTCTGTTTCTCAGACATCTCCTGAAGTTTCTCCTGGGTGATTGATGCAAGGTTAAGTTCGTTCATTTCAGATCCTCGCTGTATGGCCAGAGCCATTCTAATACATTCACATAAGCCTCTATCTTACCAATGGTCTTATCATATGGCTCATAGTAATTTGTGATGTCT